ACTGACAAATTCGTATTCTTGCCAGCAATGATTGGCGGCGAACGGCGGGAAAGAAAGGAATCTGAATATTGCACCTATCACGACTCATGGGATGATGCCCACGACCACCTTGCGGCCAGAGCTGCGAGCATCGTCGAAATAGCACATATTCGACTTGATATTGCTTTGAAAAACCAAGCCGAAATCGCCGCCATGACCAAGCCTGAAGGGGTGGAGTAATGGGAATGTATGACTCAGTTAATGTTCCCTGCCCGAAGTGCGGAACTGAAAGCGAATTCCAAAGCAAGGGCGGAGATTGCCTGCTTAACGTTTACACGCTGGACAACTGCCCGATGGATGTTTTATCGGACGTTAACCGCCATGCCCCGAACGACTGCGAGAAGTGCGGGACTCGTTTTTATGTGAAGATTCAAGGCCGATCGGAGGTATGGAGTGATGAACTACCGGATGACCATAAACCCAGCCCTTGAGGCTGGCAAGCTGTAAACCAACAACAGAGGAATGAATCATGGCGAAAAGACCCATTCACATTGCCGCAAGCCCGCTGACAAACCGGATATTTGCCGGGCATATGCTGAAAGACGGGAGATCGTGGGCCGAGGGCAAGCAAGACGTTACAGGTTTGGCAATTGTTGCTGTATGCCAGCATGTCCTGGAAAGCAAGGAGCCAACCATTGTGCTGATGTGCAACGATACCTCTATTGGGGAAATCAACACCGTGGCCGGTGAAATAAACACAGCCAAGACAGCCGCCGAAACCGCCGAAACCAACGCAGAGGCCGCACAGCTTGCCGGATAGGTATGCCGCCCAGTCGTTGTTTGTGTCATAGTCAGCGTACATGCGGCCATCTATCGACGGGCTGTATCTTTCAATCGAATAGCCAAGCGAAAGCATGAACTTCTCAAACTCCGCCCTGATCTCGTCTTCGGTCATTTGATCCTCCCATTAGCCGCCACAATTGCAGCCTTGACGGACTCGTAGTCGGCCTTGTCGCACTCAACCGCAATGGATACTGTGCCTTGCTTCTTCAGCCACCGCTTAAAATGCGATTCAAGCGAGATAGCTTTGTGGCCAGATGGGGTAAGATAAATACCCCCAGTGATGACGATAGACGCCGAGTCTGCAACATCTGCAAGATCAGCGTCATCGTCATACTCCCCGTCAATGGTGATGTATGTATCCTCATGCCAAGCCCCAGCGGGCCACTGTTCGGGATCGGAGTAGTATCGCTTCCACTCTGCTCCGGTTGTTTTTACGCTCATAGTTCGTACCTCTTTGCCCATTCCGCAACACTGATACCATTGAGATCGGCGGCGCGGCCTGACAGCGTAACTCCCATACCAATCATCCAATCTACGCCCTGCTGGGCAATGGCTATCTGTCGCGCATATTCATGTTTTTGGCGAGACTTCTTCGTTGCCATATATCCAACAGTCGCCATTGTGCAATCGACCATATAGCCCAGGGCATCTGACGGAGTTTTGACCTGATATTTCATCATTTCCTACCCCTCCGCTTTCTCGGCTTGACCGGGAGCCAGTCTCTCGGCAAGTGCTTGTACAGCAGCGCCAGGGTTTGACGCCGGGAATCTGGCAGTCCTTCCCTTCGCCAGACGTAAATCTGCGACAGGTGCGTCCTAAGCATTTCTGATACGTCCTTCGGGCCTCCCAGGTCATCTATCACCTTGGCGTCTTCGTGCAGTTCTTTTTTCATATCTACCCCTTGAAATGGATTCGGTTAAGCATAGAATGATAGGCAAGTCAACCGATACCCGAATAAAATAATTGCTTAAAGCCGAAAAATAAACTTGACGCGGGAATTCGGGAAGGGCTAAGATTGAATCGTCAACCAAACAACCGACAAAGGAGCTATGCCATGTATACCCATGTAATCACCAAGTCAAAACAGCGTTGCTTTATCCTTCCATGGTCTGCACCAGCTACGCCGCCTTATCCAGCCGGATACACCCGCGCCATTATTGAACCGCAACACCCTGGCCACAAATCTCGCATCCAGATTGTTGCGCTTTCCGGTATCGAATCTGTCCGCTAGTTTGCCCCTGCCCATTTACGAGTGGGCAGGATCGAACAAAAGGAGAGAATATGAACACCCACTACCCCAAAGAAGCCTTCGAGAAGATGGCCGATTACCTCTACAAGTCCACGGACATTGATCATGGCTTTGTCTTCGGAGAGTCCCGGCTTGGCAGTTATGATTTTATCCACCAGACCAGGGAGCTTGCGGCGGTTCAGGAGTTCTATGAAGCACTGCCGCCAAGGGATAAGGCGCAAATCATTGGTGACTCCTGCGTAGGAAGTGAGTCAGAAATGATGGAGTACCAATGGCGCGTCGTATACCGCTACCTGACCACATGGGCAGACTGGCGGGCAGACGCCACCGAGATAACCCAGCAATACCTGAAGGACTGCGCCGAAGGCAAGCGCAATGACGCGGACACTGATAAGTGTTTGGAGGATCAGTAATGGCCATCACCACAGCAAAACTTACCGGGAAGCGTTGTCAGTGCGGCGGTTGCGAAGAGGTGTTCAGCACCGAAGCCAACTTCAACCGGCACAGGAAAGGAGAATATGGCAAGGATAGGCATTGCCTGTCGCCTGAAACAGTTGGCCTAGTCCTGGGCGAGACAGCAAGCGGAACAATATGGAAGATGCCGGGGATGAATGCCGATGAACAGCCATACGAACATGACGACAACATCAACTCAGCAATGGAGAGTGACCAATGATCACCGTATGGATTCTGGCATCTGTTATCGCCCTGTTTGCCAGGGCTTGTAAGGGGGATTTGTGAGCAGAGAGAAATTTACACCTGCACCATGGACGTTGGTTGGCGTAACGCATGACGAATACGCTGGCGGACTTGTTGCTGACGTTATCGGATCTGATGGCGAGTGCAAGACGGCCTGCCTGAACATTGACGACGCCAACCTGATTGCATCTTCGCCACGGCTTTACATGGCGCTGCGGGAGCTGGTTAAGGTCATTCTTGCGGAAGATGAAGAAGGGTTGGCAATCCATGCGCCAGAGATAGAAGCGGCGCTTGATGCGCTGGCGCAGGCTAGGGGCGAAAAACAATGAAACTGACCATCGAGCTGACAGATCAGGAATATGCGGACTTGGTTGCTTTTGCCAAAATTGAACACCAATCGCCCGCCCTGAATGGATCTTCATTTTTCCATTACCAGCAGGCTACAAAGCAGACGGCTATAGCGTCGGGGATGCCTGCGCTTATGAAGGCCATCAGGCAAGCCCACTACAGCGAAATGACAAAGGAGTTTAGCCATGACTGACGCCAAGAAAGACAGCCTCCTAACCGCCTTCTGCGCGGCTGCAATGGTGGTAACGCTGGCCATTGCCTATGCAGATTGGGAAAGGATTTCAGGGGCTTATTGCTCTGAATATAACTGGTGTTTTGAGGAGAGAAAATGAACAGTATCGTAGTGAAAGACGACAACAAGCAACTACTCGCAGCGCCCCCGGCTGATTCGCCCATGGGAATGATGCTGTCGGCAATGCAGCATGGCGCAAGTCTTGAGCAGGTCGAGAAGATGATGGACTTGCAAGAGAGGTGGGCCAAGGCAGAGGCTAAGAAAGCCTACGACGCGGCATTCGCGGCATTCAAGGCCGAAGCGGTATCAATCATCAAGGGCAAAAAAGTCACAGACGGGCCGCTCAAGGGAAAGTTCTATGCCGAGCTTCACGACGTGGTGAATGCGGCTACTCCGGCGCTGTCCGCTCACGGCTTGTCCTCATTCTGGCGTCTGACCAAAGATGACAAAGACTGGATGGAAGTCACCTGCTATCTGCGCCACGTTGGCGGGCATGAGGAAAGCGTATCAATGGGCGGGCCGCCAGACGGCGGTGGCGCAAAGAACGCCATTCAGGCCAGGGCCAGCACCAAGACGTATCTGGAGCGGTACACGCTGAAGTCAATCACCGGGCTGGCGGAAGAGGGGGATGATACGGACGGCAACGCGCCACCAAAATCCGTTGAAATCCCGCCGCAGGTTGAGGATGCGATTGTCTTGATCAGTAAAGTGGCGACGTTTGAGGATCTGCAATCAACATGGGTTGATCTTGGCAAGAAACTGACCAAGGACGAAATGCGGCTGCTTATCCCAACCAAGGACAATGCAAAAAGGAGGGTCGCCAGTGGAACAGCGGAGTGATACATGGTTTTCGGCCAGATTGGGCAAGGTAACTGCCTCCCGCGTTGCCGATGTGATGGCAAAGACTAAGAGCGGGCCAGCAGCCAGCCGTCAAAACTACATGATGCAACTATTGTGCGAGAGGCTAACCGGGCAGAGGGAAGAAGGATTCACAAGCGCAGCAATGCAGCGAGGCACTGAACTTGAGCCGGAAGCTAGAAGCGCATACGAGATCGAAACTGGCGGGATTGTGATTGAGACCGGCATTCATGTCCACCCAGACATCCCCGCGTTTGCAGCCTCTCCAGACGGGCTTATATCAACCGATGGAGTGCTTGAAATCAAGGTGCCCAACACTGCACAGCACGTTGATTTTCTTCGGACAAAAAAACCGGATGGCAAGTATCAGTGGCAAATGCTGGCTCAAATGGCTTGCGCGGGGAGAGACTATGCCCACTTTGTTAGCTGGGATAACCGCCTTCCTGAGCCGCTGCAACTGTCTTGGGTTGAGTTCAAGAGGGACAGTAGCCGCATTGACGAGATGTTGACAGAGATTTGTGCGTTTCTCAAAGAGCTAGATGCGCTCGAATCTGAAATGCGGAACAGAATGAAATAACAACCAAACGAAAGGAGAACACCAATGCTAGTCCTAACAAGACGGATAGGCGGTGAAATCATCATCACCACGGCAGACGGCCAACAGATAACCGTTGCAGTCCTGGGGGTGCGCGGGAATCAGGTCAGAATTGGCGTCAATGCGCCTAGAGATGTGGCTATTGACCGGAAAGAAATACACGAGCGGAAGTTGATGGGGGTGCCGCAATGACCAGAAAGCGCAACCCGTCAATGCTCATTGCCGTAATGGCCGGCCTAGTTCCTAGCTACCTGCTGCCATTCATGGATATTGACCTGCCATCCAAAAAGGCTAAATCCTGCCCTCTGTGCAATGCTGAACACTCTCAGCGCGGCGATTACTGTTGCCGGGAACACTGCATTGAACACCGGGCGCAAATGAGGGCGAAGCAATGACCGAAGAACACAAGCCAGAACACCACAGCGGCCTAGTCTGGATGATAGTCGCCTCTGTGCTGATCGTAGCGGCCCTGCTCGGCGGCTACAAGGCGGGTCAGGGCTTCGCAGCGCAGGACGTCAAAGACTTCGGCAAGGCCCGGTTAAACGGCGAGATTTACGCTTGCAAGCACGAACCGAAGATAGAACCGCCTGAGCCAATGAGCAAGGCAGAGGCTATTGAAGCGGCAGCAGAGGATATGAAGAAATGAAAACCATACCAATTGTAGAGTGTGCACAAAACCTAAACTTCTGGCAGTTCGCATCGGATAGCCCATGGATTGCGTTCTTTCTGGCGTTCATTGCTTTTTGCGCTATTGATGTCGTTCTAAAGTATTCTATCAATAGACCTTTGCGGGCAATGAATATCAGGAAGCATGGATGGCCACCACCGCACTGTGACGCCGATGGAGACTTCAAGAAGGAGGAAGAATGAAGCTCCCAAAGCAATGGCCAAGATGGATGGAGAAGACGGGGCTTAAATACACCTCTCGCTATAAGTATGAAATGGTCGGAAGTGGCCGGAGGTGGAGAGTTAACTGCTACGGTGATTTTGAATGTTCTTGCCCGTTTGAATACTTCGACCGCTGGGCAAACAGCAGCGGCGGACAAATGGATGGCATCCCAAAGACTGAAGCGGATTTCATTGTGGCGGTCAATTTGTTGATTGCGGAATCGGAGGATAAGAAGTGACATACAAAACTGCATGGTTTTGTTCTGGCTGTGACGGTGAGCTTTCAGATCGGCAGAGGATGTATAGCTACGGAAGATGCCCTCTTTGTGGTTTTAAAGACGGACGTTCAGTAACTATCGTTAAAACAACAGAAAAGGCATACCGACTTGAAAGGTTGCATCCATGGTGGAAGTTTTGGAAGGCTGAAAAGTTTCGGAGGGTTTTTGATGAGACTGAATCGGAGCCGATGTGTAAGTGCGGTCATTCAGAGAATCAGCACGATGACTATGATTTCAACCCTCACGAATGCCAGTTTTGTGATTGCCAACAGTTTTGCGAGGCTGAGGATAAGAGATGAAAACAGCAGTAAAAGATATGCTTTTTGGGATTGTTGCAATCACGTTGTGCTGGCTTCCAGTAATGTTTGCAACTTATGACGCTATTCGGCGTGAAAGGGGCAGTTTTTCAGAGTGCATGAAGCGGGAGTGGAGTAGATGGTGGTCGTGTTACATGGATTTGAGGGGCTGAAGATGAAACGATTGTTGATTGTGGCGATTTCATCTCTGCCTTTTATGCACGGTTGTGGGGATAGTTCTCCATGGCAGGGGCCGGGAGCTTTGTATTTTTCAAATAAAGGGCAGATATTGTGCGTAGATGCTGAAAGCGTTACGTTTTCATTTAGGTCTGCCGTATATGTGTTTGAAAATCAAACGTTCGATATAGATTCTGCGCTAGACTTTCATCCTGGCGAGAAATGCAACGAGGGAGTGAAATGAAACGATTGTTTAAAAACTACAACCCTATACGGGACATCAGAGTCGTGGTGTTCATCGCCATTCTTATAACACTGGCTCTAGCCAAGGCTTTTGCCGACCAATACCAAGGCCAGCTAACCGTAAACCCAACAGTTCCCGGTGCAATATCACCAAAACAACAGTTCTCCCCATACTCCAGCGCCAAGGTCTACAATAGCAAAGGGGAATTCAGGGGCAATCTGAACGGCAACCAGTTCGATCCATACTCGGTTTCAAACGAGTTCGGCAAGTATGGTTCTCAGTTCTCGCCAACGTCGATCAACAACGAGTTAGGGGAAGGAAGCGAGTTTCACCCGGATTCGCCTAACAATCAATTTTCTGAGGGGTGGAGTGTGTGGGAGTGATTAAGCCTTCCGGGTTTTCTGTTGGGACTCTGTTCACCCTAAAGAGCAGCACGGCGAAAAACTATTCTAAAGGTGCGCTACTCCCTGTGGTTGAGTGGTATAGCGCCGAACAGGTGAAGGAATTAGAAGGCGAGATAGCCAGGCTGCGCCTGATTATCAAGGATATTCACGAAAACCTTGTTTATGGCGAGGTGTATGGCCGGAATGGCTGGCAGAAGCACTGGCATGAAATGCAGAAAATTGCGGGTGCGATGGGTTCTGATCAATGCCGGATGGCCACTGAAAGCGTGTTGGATAAGTATAAGGGTGGCAGGAGTGGCGGATAAATTCCCGTACAGATACATGCACGAATGCGGCGGGATAGCGTTTCTTCTTCGGAGGATGCCAGAATACGGCGAAGTTCTGCGGTCTTGCGACGTAGCCCATGTGGGCGGAAATCCGATGGAGACTGGTCTTGTGTTGTGTGACGCTTGCGGGAAAAACGTTTATCCTCGGCGTGGCAATATTGTGGCGAACAATGATGATTAAGCCCCACTGGAAGAAGGTTGAGCGGTGGTGCTTTGAGCACGGAAAGGACATACGAATAGCACTTTACATTGTGCTACTCGTAGCCCTTCCGCTGTCTTGCTCAGAATTTGCCGAATATTAACGCTGGCTTTCCCTGAATTGCTGTTGAATCAACTTCTGTCTGCGCCTGAATTCATCGGCAACGCCTTTGTCAAACAGGACTCCGGCTTTGTTGATGGCGTTCTTCATCATGGCATCAGAGGGCTTGAAGGGGGGCACTCTGCCATTGGCCAGATTGAATGAATCCACTTGGCTGATCCCGCTATTCCTAAGTGCCCGGACAATCTCTTGCCGTGACAGACCGGAATTCATAGCCGACTTGACCAGCGAAATCATATCCTCGTAAGCCTCAAAGCGGGTTTCTTCTGCCAGCCGGTAAGCATCCGCGATGTCGTCATCACTGACTTTGTTTGGGTTCCTGGCCACGGCAGAGAGAATCAAAGACGCATCCCGCTTTTTGTCCTGAAACTCGTAGGCTTTGTAGAAGATGCCGCTCTTTGGATCGAATGTTGTCCACCTGAAGCCAAAGAATCCGGCTACCTCGTCTGAAACCTCATACTGTTTACCGCTGGGGCTGACGGTATCCGTTGCAGCCTTGGCCATCCTATCCACGTTGCCCACAATGCCAGGGGCAAGCGCCTTTCCAAGATGCGTCACAATAGCTTGGCTCTGATCAACAACAGGCGCGTTGGGATTGAATACCCTGCCTCCCGTCTCCTTCTTATTCATTAGCACTTCAGCGATTGCCCCGGCAGCAATATCCATCCCCAGGAACGGAGAGGCCATGTCTGCGGCTGCACTTTTCAATGCTTCATCAAGCGGCTGATCCCGAAGGATGGCATTCAGTGGCCGCTTCAGATAGTTGTACGGGTCAAGGAACGAAAAGTCCATGTACAGCATCTTGCCCTTTTCATCACGGCCAAAGGCAATCAGATTGGAGTTCTTTTGCCATGGCGGAGCAAACTGACGGATAGCCTCCTCGTCGTCGTCATCGAAGCCGGAGAGCGCCATAGAGACCGCCTGTAGGCCATAGGCAAGGCTTGACACCATCGCCAGCCCTACGGCCTTCCTTGCCCCCATGGCCTTACTGTCCTTCCAGTCCTGCGCCATGTAGCGGACGATATGGTATTGCGTCCTAATGATCTCAGCGGGGAAGGATACAAAGCTGCCCACCAGCGGGAACTGTCTCAGCCAGCGGATGCCTTTGCCAATCATGCTGTACGTCGGGTAGGTGTTCCTGATCCGTTCAGCGGCTTCCACTTCGGCCTCGGTTTCAGTCATGCCTTTGTACTTCATCAGCATGGCTTTTTCGTTCTCGAAGCCAATCACCTTCCAAAAATTGTCAGAATGGCCATAGATGCGCTGCGCCCAGGTGTTGACCTCTTTCAGCCCTTTACCGAACGCGCTCTTATTGAAGAAGTTCTCTTCAAGCTGCGAGTCCTTCAGCAGATCCATCATTTCCCCGGCGTTCGGGTTGTCGTAGAGAACGCCAAGGCCAATCAGTTTGCGAATGTATTGCTCGTGCCCGCCCTTGTGCTGAAGCTCTTCGCGGACAGCCTGAAATGCCTTTTTGGATTGCGACATATCAAAGTGGCCATTGGCCATTGAGAAGAAGAAGGCCGACATAAAGTTACGGAACTGAGTAGTGGGAGAGAGAACCACCTTGCCGTACTTAATCATGCCGTTGTACTTGACGATGGTTTTATACCAGCCTTCAAGGTTCTTCTCGCCAAGAATATCAACCAGGGCTTGGTCAATCTCCCGATAGGTGTAAAGGCCATTCAGTGGCGAATAGGAGGCCGATTTGTCAGCGGAAATCTGCTTAACATCGCCGCCAATAGGAATGTCCTTCTCTTCAAACAGGAATCCGTTATCAAGGCCCAGTTGCTTGAACTTGTCGAGAAACCGCTGATTCATCACCAGCCGTGCCATCTTGCTCACGGATTTGGTAAAGTTGATCTTGGCATCCTCGTACTCGCCCAGCAATGCGCGAATCTCCGGGGCAATCTGCTTCCTGCGCTTCAGGACTGAAAGGTCTTTGGCCCCCAGTTTTGACTCGGCAATGAACGAGTGCATGTTGTCGTAGGCGGTACCTTCGGTCAGAATCAGCTTAACCTGTTGCAATGCCTTGATCTTGGCGTCTGCATCCTCCATGCCGCCCTCAACATAGCGGGCGCGAAGGTAATCAGCCGCCACATCGTGGACTTTATCGGAGACTTTCTTGGGCCAATCGGGGTCATCAAATGCCCGGTATGATCTGTGCAGATAGGTATCCAGGTTGCCTTGAATAGTTTCCAGCATCGCCGTTTTGCTGGCAATGTCGCTTACTTTTGCCATGGCCTTCTGAGTGTCTTTGCCAAGGTCTGCGGCTTCTTTTGCGTCGGAAATCATCTTTTCGGAGACCAAAGACAACAGTTTTTCTGTGCTTGTAGAATCTCTGAATTTCACCTCAATAGCTTTTGCTTTAGCCTCAAGAAGCTGCCTGTTGTCTGTATCAAGCTGGTAAGCCTGTTTCATGGCGTTGTGAATCAGCAACTCGCCTTCAGACAATCCAGCCGTCAAGTCGTCAATCTGGCGCTGAAGGATCTCCATGTAATCCTTGGAAAAGCCCTTAATGATAATCCGCATTTTGTACAGTTGTTCGCGGATTTCAGGGGCAATCGTCAGGTCGGGTTCGCCCTTCAGTGCGTTGTTGATCTTCCGCTGTTCCGCAACATCCAGCGCATCGTAATCCTTGCCATACACCTTTTTGATTGCCCGGTCGAAGTGGGCAAGGTGCATAGCAATATCAGCTTCGGCAACATTCAACTGGGAATCGCGCTTGATTTTCTCGTTAAACAGAATGGTCGGTAGGTTTCCGCCTGGGGCAAGCATTCTTTTTAGCCCAGACTTAGCCTTGTCAAAGACGGTTTTGTCCTTCTGCGCTAAAGAATCATGCGCCCGCTGGTAGTCCTCATCCCTCCCCACGCTGTACCGGATGTCTGGGGATTGGGGGTCGAAGCTGCCGTTGTTGCCGGTGGCGGATTTGACTTGTTCAGGTTCAAAAACGATAGCTATATCTGTTTTTTCCTTCCCGCCGTCGAACGTATTTTTTATTATGACCCCACCATTTCCTCCGTCTTTCGCCGTCTTAATTAAATCCGCATAGCTTTTTTCCCTATAAATATCCCCATTCATATCTTGATACAAAGGGTTTTCTATCTTCATGTATGACATTGATACATTTGGCGATCTATCAATTCCTTCAAGGATTGCTGATTCGCCTTCTTCAATATCAAACGAGCTATGAAGTTTTCCCGACTGCGATGAATGCTGCTCAAACAGCGCATAATCATTCTTGATTGATATGTATCTTTCAACCTCAGGCATATTCTTAAAAAGTGATTTGATAAATTCTTCTGAAACAGGATTTTGTGTTTTTGGAATTTCGTTTTTTATAATAGATGCCACTGCGTT